CAACTGCACCAGAAAGACTACCAAGAAGAGTTCCCAGAGGGCCTCCAAAGAATGTACCACCAATACCACCTAGTATTGCAAGACCAGATGCACCTAGTGTTCCAAAGAGTAACGCACCTAGTTCTTTGGTCTTTTCTTCTTTTGATGCATCTGATAACAATATACTTGCACCAGCACCCACAGTAAGTAAACTTCCAAGTATAGGAATTGCTTTTAGTATCTTTGAACCAGCGCCTGTGAACAACGCTTTAAGTCTTGGATACTTTTGTATGAGTTTCGCTTTGTTAGCGGCCGCTGGGTCTATTCCTTTAACTGAACCAGACTGAATACCTTTTGCAATTTGACCACCAGCAGCACCCTTAATCACTTTACCAGCATCATCTACAAACTCTCCTGCCTTACCTGTAAATGTAACTACTTTACCCTTTGCAGTTTTAAACTTTTGACCTTTGACTGGGCCTTTTGGTATCTTAGATGCAGCCATAGCTGTGGTTCTCAATGCAACATCATCTGCTTGAGTTGCAAGTAAACCTAACGATTTGAATAAACTATTAAATGCGGCCTGTATGGGTTTGAATATCAACCACTTACCAGCACCAAAAACCGCCTTACCACCAAATTTGATTGCACCAAATAATAGTGATGGTGCGAAGAAGGCTGCAAATGCACCAATCGCCGCTATCATAGAACCAAAGTTTTCCTTGAGGAATTGTAGTCTACCTATCTCTTTACCATCCTCGTCTACAAGGTTTCCAGTTATTAGGTTGTATATGTTACCAATACCAGTTGCAATATATCCTATCACTCTAAACAATCCTAACACACCTTTGGTTATCTTACCAATGACACCTGTTGCTTCCTCTATATTTACGTTGTTTATCTTTTCTCTGATTTTATCCCACTCTGGACTTCTCAAGAATTTTATAACGAAGGGAAGAAAGGCGAGTAGTGCAAGTCTACCAAGAGTCAAGCCTGGGATACCTGTTTTTGTATCTGCGATACCTTGTATCACACCAAAAAAACTAGTCAACTTACTAGTGAAAGGTGCAAACGCAAGTTTGAGTGCATCTACTTGTGCTTTCCTTTCTTCCTTTTGAATCTCTTTTCTTTCAGATGGATTGGTTGCACTTTGTTTTTGTAATGCAAGTTCTTGTCGTCTTATCCTATTCGCTTGTTTTTGGAACGCTAGGTTCGCCTCTGCCTTACCACCATTCGCTTCTATCTGTTCTTTGAGTCTCTCCAGTCCACTTTGTTGTGTTTCTAATTCTTTCTTTGCATCACTTTTTGTCGGTGCATCTTTTCTTGCATCTATCTGTGCTCTTAGAAGTGCTTTGTCTGCTTCTAACTTTCGTCTTGTTTCTTTATTTGAGGATTTCTCAATTTTCTCACCTAGTACTCTAAGATTTTCTGCATCAGCGGCCTCCTGTCTTGCATCAGACTCTTGCTGTTGTATTCTATTCAACTCATTCTGTTGTCTAATCTCTTGGAGTGCGAGTGCAAAGTTAGGTGCTTCTGCCATCTTACTTCTTCTTATCTACATATGCGTTTGCACCAAAGTAGGCGGCAACTAACGCTGAGATTGCAACAAAGTATGTCGGTGCGATATCACCAATAATCTTTGCAGTTCCCTCATATCCTAACACAGACGTAATCAAAATTCCTGCTGGATATAATAACATACCCATCAATGCAAACCATGTCATCTTTCGCATCGCATCTCTACGAGCATCTGCATCTTCAAGTTCTTTTCTTTTAAATTCCAAATCCAACTCCATTTCTTCTTTTGAAATGTGACCATCACCATTAGTATCTTTTTTTGCGACCTCTGGGTCAACTGTTACTTCAACGGCCATTTTAGTACCTCTCTACTTTTGTTTAGATTTCTCTCTTTCCATTCTCTCGTTCTCTTCTTTAATCCACTGCATCAACAGACCCATATAGATTTCTCTTTCCCACGGCATCATATTTTCTAATTCTGTTAAAGAATATTTATGATGTTGCATCAATGCAAAATTAGTTTTATAGTAATTATAAACTGTATCATGAGAAAGACCTATACTAAAAAACTTTGCAGGCCCTCCAATAACACCTCACCTTTTATATTTGTCTTTGGATTTACTACCGAAACCACATGACGTAGTTTTGGTGCAGTTACAAAGAAATTGATAATACTATCAAACTGGTCTGTATTTAATTGGTCAACAAATTCATTTATATCTTTTTCAGATATATCTGTCCTGTGATACTCTTCATCACCATATACTATCTTCACTATACATTTGTTTAGTAATTTAAAAATACCCTCTGCACTTTCTATATTTCCAATAGATGATGCATCTGAGAACATTGGGTCACGCAAGTGTAGTATAACATTATCAGTAATTTTTATTTCATTACTGTGACCTACTGTCATTTGAACCTGTATGTCTTCTAGATTGATTTTAGTTGCAACTTGTGTTTCATTATCATCTGGACATATAAGATTTAGTTCTACAGTTTCACCCACAGATTTGCCTCTAATTTTAAGAAACATATATTCTACATCATAGATGGGTAACTGCATAATGTTAAGTTTCTCAAAGGTGCAAGACTGTACTAGTTTCTGCATCGCAAGTATCATCTCTTGGTCATCATTACTCTCTTGAGCCATCATGATGATTTTCTGTTCCTTGACTAGAAAAGGTCTGTACTCTATTGTTTCTTGTGTTGATGGAAGTTTAAGTTGATACGTTGGAGTATCAATTCGTGGTAACGCCATAATTTTTCATCCTCTATAATATTAAAATAGTCTTGAAACTACTGCTGGTATTCTTGAAGTCAATTGTCTTTCAATTGTATTTACTGCAAGTCGATTAAGTCTGCCTTGTAAAGATATTGGAAGATTACCTTCATCTGTTAAGTTCTTCCAGTATCTATATGAAAAAGATACAGTCATTTTTGATTGTGCATTTATGTTTGAGTAGTCATATGCTTGTGCAGATATGTTTTTAGGAAAACATTCTATCAACTCCACACCATATCTTCTTTCATCGTTTTCATCTAACTGGTATATTTGTATTGCTCCAGTATAGTCATCATAGTAACCCATAGACCAAGTTACAGGATTAAATGACAATCTCTGCCATGTTTCTATAAACTTTCTTTCTCTCAAATCTGAGGATAACTGAATGGTTGCATCAATGTCTGCAAAAGAAAACCCTTGTGCAATCTCTCTTGTGGGCCCGTAGATGTTTGTGTCTGGTGCAGTATCAATATTTCTACCAGGCATAGATATATTTTCTACTTTGAGTGAAACCTCTCTTGCAGTTCCATCTCCTGTATTTTGTTGCATTATTGATGCGAAAGGATTTGCAGAAACCCCTGTTGTCGCTCTACCTCCTGCTGGGGGTAAAAGTATCACTTCATAACGTGAGGGTTTTGATATACCATTACTGTCTCTGATTAAACCTATTAGTTCATTCAGAACACCAAATGCAAAACCTTGTACTGCGTTTCCTAATGACATTATAACATTCTCCTACTGTCACTCCAGACTGCACTTGCAGTTGCCTTTTTAAATCTTTGTACTGGTAATAATGTTGCAATCACAAATTCGTCTGCATCTATTCTACGGAAACGTGATCTAACATACCCAGATAAGTATTTATGTATAGTAGGTTTAACTGATGCGATACCTTTCACATCATTGTAACTTACTCGTAGAAACGTAGTCTTATCAAACTTTGTATTATTACTGAAATCAGTCAATCTGTCAAGTAGTCTAATCCTCAATGGTATGGGTAGATAATGTAGATTGATACCCAAAAAACCATCTGAGTATGACTCTATCGGCAGTACCAGAGGGAACGTATCGTAGTATGGTAACTTTTTTGCAAACTTAGGTGCATAGACAAACATATTTAACACACCACCAAATGGTGACTTTGACTGTTTACCATCACGGATAAGATCTAAGGTTTTGGGTGTACCAAACTCTTTGATTTTATCTTTGTACCACTCAGTAGATTTTGGTCTATCCTTTGCGGCTTGTTGTACTTGTTGTATAAAGTTTTTGACTGCCATGTATTATTTATACTTGGGGAACAAATGATCTTCTGTGAAAATTTTGAACTCCATTCCATGATCTTCGCAAAATTCTTCTGCTGATTTCCATTTAGCCTGATTGATTGCGTAGGTAAATACCTCATTCAACCACCTTTTAGTTCTACGTTTTGGATTCCTTACAGGTTCTTTGCATTGTGCTTTAGGTTTAACCTCAATCACAAACTTTTTATTCGTTCCATCTTTCTGTTTAACTTTCATGTAGAAGTCTGGGAAGTATCTGTGTATTCTACCATCTTTGGGTGAACGATATGGTATGATTATTTCTTCACTACCCCACTCAATCACAGAGGTGTTCTTATCAC